AATACTGTTCATAAATTTTTAAATACCACTCACCTGGTATCAGATGGATATTACAGATTGTTGTTGCACTACCAATCAATACTTGAGGAGATGTATCATCAATTGAAATATAAAACAAGTCCTTTGAAGGCTCATAACCCAAAGTTGTTATCTCACGATAGGGGATAAACTTTGCTGTCTGTTGTGATAACTTATGTCTAACAGTCCACAAATAAGTTACCGCACCAGTCAGGGATTTGTTCCTTGAACAGGTTACAAGTGCTTCTTGGTCGTTATTTCCTTGTTCTAAGTATATCATAATTCAATTATTAACAAGCTACATCCCCTTTAACTGTTATATACAAACTCTGAGTTGATATAAATAAGTGAGTATAACTACAAAGTGTGGCTGAGTTTGGACAATCTGCATTATCTCCGTTTATCAACCTACCAAGTAAGGTGGTAAATTCAACAGTATCCCCATTTACAAGTCCTGTAATCGTATGAACAAATGTACAAACCGATGTTCCTGGTGTGCCAATCGCAATGTACGCTCCACCATTTATTGAATAACCAAACTCATCTGTTTGGTCAACATATCTTGAATAAATATAAAGTGTTCCACCAGGTGTTGTTGTGCTAGGAGTTGGGGTAACATTAGGTGTTGGGCTTAAGGTAGGGGTTGAAGTCATCGTGGGAGTTTGCGTAGGGGTCAAACCTATTGTTTGCGTTGGAGTGGAAGTGACCGTAGGAGTGGCTGATAATGTCGTAGTTGCGGTTGGAGTTAATCCTATGGTTGCGGTCGGAGATGGCGTTACAGGAATCGTAGAGGTCGGAGTGGATGTAACGGTCGGGGTAACTGTTGATGTAGGCAAATTCTGAACTACAGCTAAGATAAAATTCACACATTCACCTTGTGATTGAACCTTGATGGTAAGTGTGTTATTTGGGACAAGGGTTGTGTAATAACCATAGGTAAAGGCTGAGGTAGGGATATTACTCTCAAACGGGGTTCCATAGTTATCCACATCTGAATAAAGGTCAAAAGGTCCAACTGCTGAACCCATATCTGTTAGTGTTATGATTACTGAATATGCCATCCTTTAATAGTTATACTTTGTCTTAAGATAATTTAGCACCAAAGCAAATTCAGATGCTGTTAATAATTTATTATAACCCAAAAATTCAAACATGGAAATATTATTAGTAGTGCTTGCTCCACTATCATATCCAAAGTTTATATAATTTGCAATCGTTTCTGCATAACTTGTTGTTCCCGATGTTCCAATTACATCATTAACTGATGCAGTAAATCCTGTAGTTGTTAAACCTGACGCAGCATATAAGGTCGGACCTAATGTATTTGCAAAACTTGTTTGGACAAAGAGTCTTGAACCAGGCATACTTCTTGATATTGTTTCAGTACCACCAGCCCAAAATTGATAATCCCACACATTATTGGATGCAGTGTAACCTGTACCATTTTGTATGTTGAGTGACCATCCAACAGCGTTTCTGTTTGTAACTTGAGAAACAAAGAAAAATGTCTTAGCAGTAAATGTAGGGGTGGAGGCTGTGTGATTCATGTTCATAAAATCACGACTTGTAAAATTAACAGATTGTCCTGTATATCCTGAACCAAAAATATCATTTGTTATAATCTGTGGTTGGTTAACTGCAACTGTTTGACTTAAATCCCCACCAATTAAACCATAGTTTGTCCAAGAGGATGTACTTGCACCATCAGTTGATTTAAACCAATACTGAAGATTACCTAATGAACTTGGATTAAATGGAGGAGTTGCGGAAGGAGTTAAAGTAGGACTCGGCGTTTGCGTAGTTGTAACATTTGGTGTTCTTGTATTCGTCGGAGTTACAGTATTAGTTGGGGTTAAAGTATTGGTTGGGGTTAAAGTGGGAGAAGCTGTTATGCTCGGGGTTGGCGTTGGCGTTGGACAAACTAATGGATATGCGATATAGAATTGATTGTTTTGTAATCCTCTAGCGGGATACAAGATATTAGAAATATTTTCTGAGTTGTTACTAATCACAATAGTTGCTCCAGTTAGGTTAGGACCAATTCCATTATTAGTAGTTGATTCAATCAATAACCATCTATCAATTACACTTGGATTAGTATTACTTTCTCCAAATATCGTATAATAAATTGACCCATCAAATCTTCCATAAGCGACCGCAAAGTTACCAACCGAATCAGGGATATCAAATTTCCAACCACGAATAGATGGGTCATTTTCATACCAAACAGTATTAAAAGTTCCCCCAGTATATGAATATAACCTATCATAGGTTCCAGTCATTGATGAATAAGCGTCTAATCCAGCGGTTAATAGTAATTGTTGAGGACATATTGGTTCAACAGTTGTCGTAGGAGTTATCGTCGGAGTTGAAGTGGTCGTATTAGTTGGGGTTAATGTCGGGGTTTCTGACGGGGTAATTGACGGTGTTAAAGTTGGTGTTACTGAAGCTGTTATTGAAGGGGTATTTGTAATTGTGGGGGTGACTGATGGGGTAATTTGTGGTGTCTTTGTTGGAGTAACTGATGGGGTTAATGTCTGAGTAGTTGTTACACTCGGGGTTGGGGTCATCGTTAAGGTTGGAGTAACACTCGGAGTAGGAGGCACAAGGGTAAACACAGCACTACCTGAGAAGGTACAACCTGTGTTGTAAGCATAGATATAATTGTCGTGGAATGGTCTCCACTCACCAAGATATGGACTCCACCAAGTCTTTAAAAATACTCTCCTTTGTTGAGACATAATTAGATATTCTCTGTTGCTCCTGAAACCACAAAGGAACAAGTGTTTATGTTTGAAGGTAGTGTAAATATTTCCTCTTTTTCCTGAGTTGTTAAACAATCAATAACATAATCTTTTATCAAGATTCCATATCCAATGTTTTGTTTTTGACCAGTTTCCAAATCAAACTCACACATAACATCAGGCGAGGTCATATAGGTAGTTGTTCCATCAGATGGATAACCCATACAAGTATTGATTCTTGTGATTAAATTTTGAGCTTCTTGCTCATTGATAAAAATGATATAGTTTACCATAATTAAATGTTGGTTGTTGAACCAGACGGAACAGGTGTCGGTTGAGGCGGTACATAAGGACCAGGATATTCTGATAACGGTAAAGATTTTATCCATTCGTTTTGAGGATAAATTGAGTTATCAATTTCCTCAACGGAAATAAACCAATCAAGATTTACATCAAGTGTTGGATTAAAAAAAACATCGGGACAAACTAATTGTCCTTCTAAACTATCCTTCTGATTAATTGTTAAAATAGCGACTAATTCACTCATATCAATATGTATTTCTTCCTATAGTTGTTTGGAAAGTGTTTATGATTGTTGATAAAGTAGATACTTCAGGTGTACTCAATCCCCCTCCCATTGTAGCAAATCTAAATTCGTTGTTATAGAATTGTATAGCAGTTCCAGCGTTATTCATCGCTCCCAAATATATTGAGAATGGTATTGTGTTTGCGTTTGAGTTTGAACCATTAAAAATGAAAGCACCATTTTTATATAAAGCACTATTCGTACTACCACTTGATGATATTGTTATATTTCCCTGTGTGTTAGGAGTTAAACTAGTTAAAATACCATTATCACCTACACCATAGAAATATCTCGGTGTTCCGTCTTGTCCTATAACAAAATAATGAGGTACAGAACTTGCTACTCCTGCGTATGTTTTACCAGCTGCTGGTGCAACATTACTACCCAAATAGATACTCATATGTTGGGAGTTCAACGGAGTTATTGTTGAAGCAGTTAAAAAAGTGTTAGCAAAAGCATTACTTCCATTAGAGGTTGAGCCCGAAGAATTGAAAGTCCAACCACCATTAAATACCAATCTATAACCTCCGTCCGTATCAACAGGGTTTTTACCGTTAAACTTACAACCTGAACTATTACCCCCTAACATTGGATAGAATGCTATCATTTTATCCCATAGTCCATTTGATACCAATGATGTGAATAATGTTATTGTAGCCGCAGATACTGTAGATGTTATCCCTGTTCCACCGCCATCAACTACAGCTCTTAAATAAGTTTGAGCCTCAGTTGTTCCACTTGCAGGAACACCACTTGGAGTCGGGGTGTTTGTCGGAGTCGGAGTAACCTGAGGAGTTGCGGTCGGAGTCGCAGTAACCTGAGGAGTTGCCGTCGGAGTCGGAACAGGTGATGCCCATTCGTCATATCTCCACTTGTCTCTTAAATATAGTTCAACAGCTTCTTGTTCTGCTGAAGTCAATTCAGAATTATAGACCATCATTTCGGCTAATTCAATGTTGGTGTTTGTAAAAAATAATTGTTGTGTGTTATTAGAAGTACAACCAAGGTTAATTGCATTCCACTGAGGAGTTACTGTTGTTCCTGTGAATAATGATGCTCCTGTACCACCTGATTGGTTTAATTCCCAACTACCATAACCTGGATTAGCAGGTAAAACAACCTTCATCAAATACTTACCATTGAGATTTGTAGCTGAAAAAGGAGCAGGAATGGAAACTGATTGAGATGAGCTTTGTGGATAAAGATTTGTATTAGCAATATTTGTTCCTATTGTTGCAAATTGTAATCTATCAAATGTATCTGTACCACTCTGAGCCAATGTTCCATTCGTATTACCTGAATATAATTGATTTTGAAATGCGGGGGTTCCAGCTGGTTGAGACCAAACCATAAAGAGCGTTGAACCAGTATGTGTTAAGGTTGGTCTATCAAAAGCTACCAAAGCTTTTCTCAAACTCGTAGTAGCATTTGGTGTGAATCTAATAATGTTTGGGCTACCAGGTAATGATGTTGAAGCAGAATAAGTTGGGTATCTATCAGATGTTTGACCTGTTAAAGTCCAATTACTTGTTCCTTTAGATGTAAGTTGTGAAATATAGGTTGTTCCCCCCGACAATATCAAGTTCATAGTTGTGCTATCAGAAGCATCAAACCATAGACTTGGTTGAATGAATGGGAATGGAGTTGAGGATGGAGTAACAGAAGGTGTTAAAGTATTGGTTGGGGTTATACTCGGTGTTGGAGTGACTTCAGCTGTTGCGGTCGGACTAGGAGAAACAACAGGCTCATCAGATTCAGTCCCATCACCTGAAATGTATTGACCTGTAAGGATTGCTGAACCCAAACCAGATTTCATTGATAATGGTTTCATCAGTTCATTAACATCGGGTTTGTAAACTCTAACAAAGTTTGTTGCTGGTCTATATGAACGACCTTTCCATTGTAATCTCATCTATAAAATGTTGGCTTAAAATAAGGGGGGAATGACCCCCCCTTTATTTATATATTAGGATTGAACTGTGAATCCAGTAGCGATAGCCGCAAGAGTTGTTGTTACATCAATCTCACGAGCTGGGTTTGGTTCACCACCAGTCATCGTAACAGAAATACCGTTCAGGTCGTTGTACGCCTGTCCTGTCTGTTGAGAAGCTGTAGTTACCATAGCACCGTTGCTCCAAGCAACAGCCCAATAACGCTCATTATTATCTTTGATGATAATGTAAAGTTCATTTTGTTTAACCAAATCAAAGAATAAATTTCTAAGTGTTTGGTTAAGTTTCGGTAAGGATATTACCACAGCAGGTTGGAATGTTACAGATTGAGCAACATCGTTAACCAAAATGTCTTCAGTGAATGAAGAAGATTGTTTAACAAGTTCAAAGTGATACCATGTACCAGAACCAGAGAAACCTGTGATTTCATCTGAACCTGAAACTGTAAAACCTGAGATAGTGTGAGCACTATCACCCAAAATCCACATTTCTTTAATCCCGCCTATACTTGCGTTTCTGCAATCAAGGTTATACCCTTGGTCAATATAACACGACATAGTTTATATTATTTAAATTTGGTTTATTAGTTTTTCGCAAGGACAAATGAATCTACAGAGAATACTCCAAGACCATATACCATACGAGCGATGATTTTTACGATATCTTCGTAAGGGTCATACATACCTTTGATTTCAATACCACCGTTATCAGTAGCGTTCATACCTACCATGAAGTAAGAAGCTGGACCAGCAACAACTGCTGATTGTCCGTCAAGACCTTGAGTTGGTATGATTCTTACATTAGTACCTGGTAACATTACTGTCCACTCTTGACCTTGTGCTGCAGAAGCATCATCAAATGAGAACAAGTTCACATATGAGCTGTTTCTCATTGAAGCTACAAGACCTCTGTAATCACTGTAAGAACAGAACATAACTAAGTCATTTCTGTGTAATACATTCGCAGGGATTGATTGATAGTAAGTAGAGAATACTGTTAAACCATTTGTTGGAGTAGCTGCTGTGTAAGCTAATTGAGTAGCTCCGTTACCTGAAGTAACAAGTGCTAAAACTCCGTCAAAACACTGTGAGTTGTACTCAGTAGCACCAGTCGCAGTTGTGTTTCTCCATAATTGTTTTTCAATAGAATCAGCGATTCTGTTTGAAATATCTGTGATTATCAATTCCTCAACACTTTCTTTTTATCTACCAGAGTTGTTTATCTCTGATTTCACCACTTTCATTTTTCTATTATATGTGGTGGTTGGACTATATCATCACCTTTTTATCGGTGTCGGATGCTCGTGTCGGTTTCATAAGTGTTCTACTCGTATACCGTTAGTCTCTGAACCTTCCTGATGTCCCCATCAGGCTCGGCTGCTGATTGCCTTTAGACAAGGGTTTCCAGCAATTCTTCCGATTTTTCTGTTCCGCTTAAGGTATGTCTCAACGGAACACTCTCTTGGAAATTTGAGTTAGAGAGTCTCTGACTAAGGAAATAGTCATAAAGGTCATAAGCACAAAGTGATTGGTTAACCTTTTTGTTACAAGTAGCAATTGTTACTTGTGAAATTGTTGTATCTCCAGTTGCGTTGAATCCGCATTGACCGTCTTGAAATATAACATTGTTTGTTAAGAACCCTACCTGTTCGGTACCCTTGATATTTGGACGAATTGTAGCGTACCTTGGCAAAGTTTCTCCAAGGATACTCTTAATAAGCATATCTGTTGCGTTTTCGTCAACCCAAACACTCAAGTTATTGAGGTTATATGAAAATTTTTCATTCTTTTTCATAATAAATTTTATTTGTTTGTTTTAGTTTATTTTCTTAAATCTTTGAGGATGCTTACTCTGAAGTCCTCAAACTTTTCTTTGTAATCAACTTTTTTATCAACAGGTTTTCTTTCTGGTGAATTTTTAAAAGTATTAAACTCAGATTTTAATTCGGATAATTCTGTTTTGAATTTTCCATTTATTGTTTCTACGAGTGATAACAGTTGAGAAATACCGTCTTTAAGTTTTTCAACCTGAGCAACTTGCTCAAAGTAAAGGTCCGTAGACATCTTTGCTTTGGTCATATTTTTTGCTTTGATTGAACCACAAATTTTTGCAGCTGTCTCTTCTGAATAAC